AGATTGTACGAATTGGGTGACGGTGTACGCCCCCGGCGCGGTGACTTGGTCAGCAAACACTTGGATTTACTACGATCTTGACCCGTCTGTGACAGCGCCTTTTTGGCGTATTCAGCAGGTTTCTGGCGTAAATATGGGCTTTTATCAGGTCGTTTTTGGCACAAACCCGATGTCAATCAACATGTCGCGCATGAACCGTGATGATTACTCGAGTTTGCCAAATCGCTCATTTACAGCTCTGCGACCACTGCAATACTGGTTCAATCGCACGATTCCGCAGCCGAACATGGAAGTCTGGCCGGTGCCTAACAGCATACAGCCTCAGCTTGAGCTGTGGTTGAACCGTTATATCCAAGACGTTGGCGATTTGAGCGGTCAGATTGAGATTCCGCAATACTTTTACTTGGCGATTCAGTGGGGTTTGGCGCATCAGATGGCGTGCGAGCTGCCGCAGGTTGATCCTGCGCGCATCCAATATTGTGAAGCGCAGTATGAGAAACACTTTATGTTGGCGCAGAATGAGAACCGAGATAAGTCGCCTATTATGATTAGTCCGAATATTAGTATGTACACTAGGTAGGGGGTATAAAATGCCCCGCTTCCTTGATACAATTGGCAACAGTAGTTTAAGTATTTTCATATGCGACCGGTGCAAGATGAAAAGAGCTTATAGCGACATGCGCTCAGACGGAAATATACCTGCGATCAAAGTTTGCTCAGATGCTTGCTCTGACCAATGGGATCCATACCGACTTGCCCCTCGCCCGACAGAACGAATTAGCTTACGTTTTCCTCGTCCAGATGTGGACGTTGCACAGGTGCATAACAACATAATCCTTGATCCTGATATTCAGAACAAAGATGATGTTGGTATCGCCACCGAGCAAGCGAACACGCCGAATGACGGTAATTTAGACGTACTTTCACCGTAGAGATTTATATGGCAGATGTCAGGATCACAGCCCTTCCAGCAGCTCAGGCCATCACAGGTACTGAGCTAGTACCTGTCGTCCAAAACGGTTTGACAGTACAGACGACTGTTTCTGCAATCACCTCAAGCCCCTCGCTCACCCAAACATTTTTGACTGTTGGCTTGCAAACGGGCTTGCCCAACAGCCGTTACTTCTCAACGGGTGCCGGTATCGGCATCACAGACGGTGGTGCGCAAGGCGCGTACACGATCAGCTTAAACGGCACGAGCGGCTCATTAGAGAGCGCAGGCACGGGCATTATCGTTAAGACTGCTGCAAATACGATCACAGCACGATCGTTTGCTGTGAGCGGTTCTGGGCTATCCCTGACCAACGGCAGCGGCATAAGCGGCAACCCAACGCTCTCTTTGAGCGGTTTGCCCCTAACGCTTGCAAACACGGTCGGCACAGGCTTATTGGCGGTCAACGGTGCGGCACTTACGCCCCTCACGATCACAGGCACGTCTAACCAAATCGCAGTCACAAGCGGAGACGGCTCGAGCGGCAACCCAATCATCGGCATCGCATCAAACCCTGTGCTGCCGGGCACAGCCGCGGTGCAGGTGCCATCAGGCACAACAGCGCAACGCGCAGGCGCTATCGGTGCATTCAGGCTTAATTTAGACACAGGTCTATTTGAGGGCTACAACGGCTCTTGGAACGCCTTTGCGGCGGGCTCAGGCGTCACCTCAATTGCGACGGGCACGGGGTTGACGGGTGGTCCAATCACCTCGACTGGCACGATCTCAATTGCTAACACTGCGGTCACGGCGGCTGCTTATGGCTCGTCGTATCAGGTACCTACTTTCACGGTGAATGCTCAAGGCCAATTAACTTTGGCTTCAAACACCACGATCGACGCTGTTACGCTGACGACTGGCTCGATCACGACAACGCCATCGGGCGCAAACGACATTGCCAACAAAAGCTATGTTGACTCTGTTGCTCAGGGCTTGGATGCAAAAGCGTCTTGCGTTGTGGCGACCACCGCAAACATTACGTTGTCTGGCGAACAAACAATTGACGGTGTACTGACATCGTCAAGCCGAGTATTGGTTAAAAACCAAGGAACATCTTCTCAGAACGGCATTTACGTTTCGTCTTCTAGCGCTTGGACTCGAGCGCTTGACATGGACGTCTGGGCTGAGGTGCCTAACGCATTCACTTTTATTGAACAGGGAACCACGCAATCTGACACAGGTTGGGTCTGTACTGCTAATCAAGGTGGTACGATCGGCGTGACAGCAATGCCTTGGACACAGTTCTCAGGCGCTGGTACTTACACCGCAGGCACAGGCTTAACGCTCACAGGCACGCAGTTCAGCATTACGAACACGGCGGTGACTGCAGCAGCGTATGGCTCTGCATCAAGCGTGGCGACCTTTACTGTCAATGCGCAGGGTCAGCTAACATTGGCCGCAACGACAGCGATCGGGATCAACGGTAACCAGATCACAAGCGGCACGGTTGGTGTTGGTTACGGTGGCACAGGGCTTGCATCCTACGCAATAGGTGATTTGCTCTACGCAAGCGGCACAACAACGCTTTCAAAACTCACACTGGGCACAACCAATTATGTGCTGACAGCAGGTGCAAGCGCACCACAGTACGTTGCGCAATCTACGCTGTCTGTAGGCACAGCGACTAATCTCGCAGGTGGTGCAGCAGGCTCAGTGCCTTACCAGACAGGCGCGGGCGCTACTTCAATGCTTGCGCTTGGTACAAGTGGCTACGTCTTAACCGCAGGCGCTTCAGCGCCCACTTACGTTGCCCAGAGCACGTTGTCTGTTGGCACAGCTACGAATGCAACGAACACTGCAATCACTGATGACACAAGCACGGCAACTGCTGTGTATCCAACTTGGGTGACTGCCAATACCGGTAATCTGCCGCAAAAAGTCACATCAACTAAATTATCATTTGTTCCATCTACGGGCGCACTGACTGCTACGGGTGGCATCTCTGGAGGGACGTTCTAATGTCACAAACCGGCTACACCCCACTTAAACTTTATGCAAGTACTACTGCGTCAGCGGTTCCTCTTGCCGCAAACCTTGACAATACGAATGGTGCAGAGTTAGCAATTAACATCACCGACGGTAAGTTGTACTACAAAGACAACGGCGGTGTTGTTCAAGTGCTTGCATCAAAAGCTGCCGCTGCAGGCGTGCTCTCGTTCTCTGCAGGCACAACAGGTTTGACCCCTAGCACCGCAACGTCTGGCGCTGTCACCCTCGCAGGTACGCTTGCCATCGCTAACGGCGGCACAGGGCTCACAGCGCTTGGCACAGGCGTGCAGACTGCGTTAGGCCAAGCTGTCACAGGCTCAGGCTCTATCGCACTGTCTACGTCACCTACTTTTGTAACGCCTGCTTTGGGCACGCCTGCATCAGGCGTGGTCACAAACTTAACAGGTACTGCATCAATCAACATCAACGGCACGGTGGGTGCGACAACTGCAAATACCGGCGCGTTCACAACGCTCTCAGCATCGTCAACAGTATCTGGCACGGGCTTTACGACTTACTTCGCCTCGCCACCAGCGCTAGGCACAACCGCCCCTGCTGAAGTGAAAGCAACAACCGGTTGGGCTGCTAATACAACACTTTCGGATGCTGCGACAATTGCTTGGGATACATCAGTTAGTCAGGTTGCTACGTTTACGTTTGTATCGACAAATAGAACGATGGGCGCACCGACCAACCTGAAAAACGGTGCGTTTTATGCGTTGGCTGTGATCCAGAATGGTGGGTCAAACACGTTGACATGGAACTCGGTGTTCAAGTGGGCTGCGGGCGTTGCGCCTACGCTCTCGACTGCTGCGGGGGCAAAAGATTACTTCACCTTCCGCTCTGATGGCACAAACCTTTATCAACAAGGTATTTCACAGGCGGTGGCGTAATGTTTCCTGTACTCGCCGGTAATTCTGCATCCACAGGCTACAACCTCACACGCTCGCTGCGGTTTAGGGCGAGTGCGTCTGCGTATTTGAGTCGGACTCCTGCTAGTGCGGGTAATCAACGGGTAATGACGTTTAGCGCATGGGTAAAGCGCGGCGCATTAGGCGGTTCAAGCTATCAAGTTTTATTCAGCGCACACACAGGAACAGATGTTTCGTTTATTGGTTACGGAAACGGAGCGTATAGTAGCGGCGGTGATTATTTTGAAGTTGGTGACAGCTCAAGTGGCGGCACATTAACTTTTGACGTAAGAAGCAACGCTGTTTATCGTGACCCATCGGCTTGGTATCACGTTGTTGTAGCTATTGATACAACACAGGCAACTGCGGCAAATAGAATTCTGCTTTATGTTAACGGGACGCAATTAGCAAGCACGACAACTGGAACAGTTTCGTTAAATTTTCAGATGAATTTTAACAATACCGTTGTGCATAACGTAGGCAGATTATCAAGGGATACCAATTCTTACTTTGACGGCTACCTAACCGAAGTCAACTTCATTGACGGTCAAGCCCTAACCCCATCATCCTTTGGCTCAACCAACGCTCTTACAGGCGTATGGCAACCCGCTAAGTACACAGGCACATACGGTACAAACGGTTTCTATTTGCCGTTTACAGACAACTCTGCGCTGACTACATCTTCAAACGTAGGCTTGGGTAAAGACTTCTCAGGCAACGGCAATTACTGGACTACAAATAACATCAGCATCACGGCTGGTGTGACGTATGACTCCATGACGGATGTGCCTACGTTGACGAGTGCTACGGCGGCTAACTTTGCTGTGTTGAATCCGTTGGATTATTCAAATGGCGCACCAATAAACGGCAATCTTGTTTTATCTAACTCAGCAAGCACAAATTATTACGGTGCTAGGGCTACGTTTGGATTGTCATCCGGCAAATGGTATTGGGAACAAACCATAGTTACTTTAAGTACACAAAACGCTAATAACGCACAAATTGATGGCGGTGTGTGTTTAAGCACTTACACATTAAGCAGCGGGATTGGTAGTGCTGGATGTTGGGGCTTTCAAAACAGCAACGGTTCAGCCACTAACTCTTGGAAATTTGATAACGGTACAGGTACAAATACTTATACTGTTTTTGGTGCGAGTGACATTGCAGGGTTTGCGCTTGATATGGGCGCTGGTACGCTTGCTGTATATCGAAATAATACTTTGCAATTTACTTGCAGCACAAGCCTTGCGGGAAACACAGTATTTCCTGTTGGTTGGGCATACGCAGCATCAGGACAATCAGCCTCATGTGCTATTAACTTCGGACAACAACCATTCACCTACACACCCCCCACAGGCTTTGTAGCCCTTAATTGCTACAACCTCCCAACGTCAACCATCTTGGCGGGTAACAAGGTGATGGATGCTACGCTGTACACGGGTACAGGGGCATCGTTGTCTGTCACCAATGCAGGAGCGTTTAAGCCTGACCTAGTGTGGGTTAAGTCACGCTCGGCGGCTACCGACCACAAATTAACCGACTCGGTGCGTGGTGCAACTAAAGGTTTAGTATCAGATTCAACGGCTGCTGAAACAACCGATACCAACGGTTTGACAGCGTTTAATAGTAATGGTTGGACGCTTGGTACAGATACAACATACAACAATAGCGGTGCTACCTACGTCGGCTGGCAATGGCAAGCAGGACAAGGCTCAACATCAAGCAACACAAACGGCTCAATCACATCGACTGTGAGCGTTAATGCGTCTGCTGGGTTTAGCGTGGTGACGTATACGGGTAATTTAACTGCGGCAGGAAACTCGACTATTGGTCATGGTCTTGGTGTTGCGCCTAGTTTGGTTATTTCTAAACGCCGCAGTAATACAAGTCCTTGGGTTGTTCAACATACATCGTTAAGCGCAGATAATTATTTAGAATTAAACGCAACAACAGCAACACAAAATAGCGTGAGTGTTGGTGGCGGTTCATTGCCTAAGCCCACATCAAGCGTATTTTATGGGTCATGGTTAACTGGATTAAATATTAACGGTGACACATTTGTTGCCTACTGTTGGACACCCATAGCCGGATACTCAGCGTTTGGTAGCTACACGGGTAATGGTTCGACTGATGGGCCATTTGTGTATTGTGGTCTGTTGCCCCGTTTTTTGCTGATAAAACGAACAGATACAACAGCAAGTTGGCGTATTTTTGATACCGCAAGAGATCCTGTTAACGTAGAAGGGTATGAGTTGTATCCAAACTTATCAAATGCAGAATCAGCATTTTTTGCAACGCTTGATGGTTTATCAAACGGATTCAAAATAAGAGCATCAGATGTCGCATATAACGCATCAGGTGGAACTTATATTTTTGCTGCGTTTGCTTCCAATCCATTTAAGAATAGTTTAGCGAGGTAGTCATGTTTGCAATAATCTCAAACGGCGTTATCGCCCTCCTAGTACCCGCTGGCACAGCCTTTGAGTGGGATGGTGTCCAATACCCTGCCAACTGGACAAACCTGTCTAGCCCCGAAGAAAAGGCGGCGATTGGCATGGTTGATGTCATTTATGGCACACCCGCAAACGACCAATACTACTGGGTTAGCCAAGACGCACCTGTCTACAACGGCACGGTGGTTGAGATCAACTACACCGCTACGCCTAAAGACCTAGCCCAATGTCAGACTAATGCTGTCAACGCCGTGCAAGCGCAAGCGTACTCAATCTTGCAGCCTAGCGATTGGATGGTGGTCAAAGGCTACGAAACTAAGTCTGCAATCTCACCCGCATGGAACACATGGCGTGAAGATATCCGCGCCCAATGCAGAGCGCAAGTCATTGCAATTAACGGCTGCACAACGGTTGACCAGTTAGCTGCTTTGCCACCTGTGCAATGGGAACCAGACCCTAATCAGCCAAAAGTACCAACTACTCCTACGGTGACACCATGAACATCTCAACTGACTTAATCAACGCAGTATTGAACTACTTGGGCAACCGCCCGTATGTTGAAGTAGTAAACTTAATCACAGCCATTCAGTCTGAAGCGTCTAAAGAAAAAGACGAACAACCTAAGGAGTAATTCATGCAATTTTTAAAAGAAATCCGTGAGCATCTCGCTAACTTTGAGACTGAAGCGTCTGAGGAAATCCATCGCTTTATTGATTGGTTGCACACTAAGTACGTTGAGCCTAGCGCTCCAATCGTTGCCCCACCGAGCACAAACTATGTTCAAAGTGTTGCTTCATTTACTCCTGCACTTGATGCTGCCCCTGCTGCTGATCCCGCTCCTGTTGCTGAGCCTGTTGCTGCTCCCGCTGAAACTGCTGTGGCGCCACAAATGGAAGATCAGTCTGCTGAGCCTACCGTTAGTGTGGGTGATGCTCCTGTTCAAGACGCTGCCGTAAAGGAGTAAGCCATGGATTGGCAGAACGTTATCAACTTGGTCTTTGGTGTGGCTCTGCCTGTATCAGGTTGGTTGTTTCGCCAATTGTGGGATGCTGTTCAAAAACTCAAAGATGACATTAAAAAGATTGAGATTGATTTGCCAAGTAATTACGTTAAGAAATCAGACATGGAATCTCAGTACAACAAGATTGAAGCCATGCTTGAGAAGATATGGGATAGATTAGATCAGAAGGTTGATAAATGATCTTCAAGCACCTGCTTACAGGCAAAGACAACCAAACCTACGACATAGCGCGTGTGGCATGGATGGTGAGCCTTGGTGCAATTTTGTTCGCAGCGGGCTATCAAGTCATCACGCACGGTGCTGTAAGTCTCAGAGAGCTTGCTGAGAGCTTAGGTATCGTCTCTGGCGCAGGCGGTGCTTCTGTGTGGGCTAAAAAAGATGCGGAGCCTCAATAATGTTGCCTAGTGTTTTATGGATGAAAATTGTTGCGGCTTTAGCGCTTTGCGCAGCCATGTATTTCATGGGTTGGAATCACGAGCATAAAAAGTTTGTTAAATTCCAAGCAGAGGTTGCTGCGCTCGGCAAGGCGCAAGAACAAATTAACGCACAAAAGGTGAAAGAACATGAAACTGTCTCTACAGCAATTAAAGACGAGTACGAAGGTAAGCTTGCTGCTGTGCATAATTATTATGCTCAGCGCGTGCAGCAGCCCAGTCCCAGTAGCAGTAACGTGCCCGCCGTTTCCAAGCCCGCCCAATGTGCTAATGTCCCAGCCCCCGACGCAGGACTTGCTCGACGCTGCGCTCAAACTACCCTCCAGTTAACCGAATTGCAGAAGTGGGTTAGGAGTGTGACTCAATAATGGTAACGGCTAAAAAATCTGTAATTAAAAAACGAGCGCCAGTTAAACGTGTTGCAAAGCCTGCGCCCGCTAAAAACCAAGACTTTACCGACAAAGTCATTGATCTTATCAAGTGGGTAGACAGTCCGTTCAAGCTGATCTCGGTGGTGCTGATTGCGTTTGTTGCATTTGCAGGCTACTTTGCTTGGGATTCACGGCAGGTCATCCTTGGTGCAATTAGCAGCAAAAAGACAGAGCTAAAAGAACCGTTATTGGTTGAGGCTATTGCTAAGTCTTTGATTTATGACCTAAGCGCGGATATTGTGATTGTGAATTCTGTCAATCTGCAAGCAAATAGCCGCACAACCATCTTAGCAATGAGCAACCAAGGGCGAGAGAAGTCGCTTGAGGGCGCAATTAACGCTTTGTTTACTAGCACGCCTGAACACAACAAAGCTGTCATCACGATGTTTCAGGGCGAGGTGGCTTGTGAGCCGTTTGAACCAAGCTCAAAGCTCGGTGAATACGCCGTTAAACATGGCGTGACGTATATGTGCCGTGGCTCTGTGCCGCCCGAACAAGGCAGGTTTGTAGGCTACATTGCGGTGGGCTTTAAGTTGCCACCCAAAGATATTTCACAAACAAAGACTCGCATTAACTTAGCAAGCACGGAGATGAGTAAATGAATAGTAATTGGCAAAAATCGTTTGAGTTAATGCTCAAGTCGGAAGGTGGTTATGTGAACAACCCAGCCGATCCCGGCGGCATGACCAATCTCGGCGTGACAAAAGCAACTTGGGAAAACTGGGTCGGACGTGCCTCGGATGAAGCTGAGATGCGCAGCTTAACCCCAGAGAAGGTCGAGCCTTTGTACAAAAAGAAATTTTGGGATGCCGTGCGTGGCGATGAATTGCCAGTTGGGCTGGACTACCTCCTGTTCGATTTTGCCGTGAACGCTGGGGCGGGTCGTTCGATAAAGACCCTTCAATCTGCTGTAGGGGTTACCCCAGACGGCGGGTTCGGGCCAATGACCATGGCAGCGGTTCAAGCCATCGATCCAAAAGAACTCATTGAGCGTTTTAGCCAAGCCAAAGAAAACTTTTATCGTAGCCTGGCAACGTTTGCAACGTTTGGTCGCGGTTGGCTTAATCGAGTGGCAGACGTTAAACTGAAAGCTACCTCAATGATTGGATAATTGCCATGACCGTCTCTTGGGTAATGACTTATGATAATTTGATCTCGATTATTCCAGAATATTTGGAACGATCCGATCAAGCGACGATCAATGCTATTCCTACTTTTATTACCCTGGCAGAATTTGAAATTGCTCGTGAGGTTAAAACCCTCGGTCAACTTCAAGTGGCAACGTCCGCAATGAACTTTGGTAACCCACAATTGGCAAAACCCGCGTTGTGGACAAAAACAGTTTCAATGAACTATACCAATGCTTCTGGTGTAAGAACGCCAATACTGTTGCGCAAGTACGAGTATCTGACAAATTATTGGCCTAACAATACAAATACATCAGCCCCTTTGTTTTATGCAGATACTGATTGGGATCATTGGTATATCGCTCCGACACCTGACCAGGCATACAATTTTGAGGTGTTGTATTACGAACGCTTGCCTCCTCTAAGCTCTACAAACCAAACAAATTGGCTCACGCGCAATGCGCCAAACGTTATGTTGTACGGAACTTTATTGCAAGCCATGCCTTATCTTAAAAATGACCAGCGCGTAATTTTCCAACAAAAATACACTGAAGGTATCAAGGCGCTGAAAGACGAAGACGTATCACGCGTGGGTGACCGACAAGCCGTTGCTGTGGATAGCTAATCATGACTACATATACCAGTCCTTTTACAGGTCAGACAATTAATCCGGCACAAGTGTCGTATGAAAATTTGACCATTAGTGGTTCAGTCACCCTGCAATGGCCTATCAACGGGAACACAACAAACGTTGTTGCTGGCATTATCGAAGTAGCAGCGACCACTGTTGGTTCAGCGTTAGTGCTTCCTGCAGCTAC